GGGTCTTCAAGGCCGGGAGGACCATCATGGCGGGAGACCGGCCGTAAGTCTCACCTGGGGTTTGCTCATACCGCGAGATGGCGGCCGGGAAGGTATGGTAGCCGCTCTCGTGCAGAATGCACGACCCCTCGACGGAGACGTGGATCGACGTGAAGGGCATACGCTTCTGGTCGAGAGCGTGCGGGTCATAGTCGTCGCGCGGCCAGACGCAGTGCAGGAAGTTATAGGGATACTCGCTATGGGCCTCCAGGGCCGGGAGCAGAGCCTCGGGGAAGCGGTCCTCGCCGAACTTCTGCATGGCCTGTCGGGCCGTCAACCGATACCAGCGGATGAAACCATCGATCAGTCCTTGGTGGTTCTCAGTGAAGAATGTCTCGCCCAGCGGGAGTTCCTTGTATCGGAGCATCCGCAGGGGATTGCCTTGAGCATCCATTGCCTGATCGATGAACATTCCCGCATTGCCGAATGCCCCCAACTGAGTATAGTGGTTCTGGTTCTGCGCTGAGAAGTTGGCAATCGGCGCATATCGCAGTCTGAATAGTATCTTGACGACCTTCTGAAACCACTCTTGTGTTTGGCGGTCATTTTTTAGGTCTTCGAGTTCAGGTCCCAAGCCGTGCCAGAACATGTTCCGGGGCGTGAGTAGACTGTCGCAGATCGCCGCGAACCGGCTGAGCGCCATCATCCCCGACGCGTCCACTTGCCGGTCGGTCTTTTTCATGCCGGGGAAGTTGAAGGTCTGATAGTAGAAGGTATTCCGCGAAGTCGGCAGGATCAACTCGGCGATCTCTTCCCATTGCTGGCTGAAGAGGTTCCGCCAAGTCTGAAGCTCGGCGAAGCGTTGCATGATTTCGACGAACCGCGCTTGGTTTAGCGGGTCCATGGCTGCGGTCGAGATCATTACAGGACGCCCTTAATACTGCCCGACATAAGGGAGGCCACGCCTGGGGTCAGGGCGGCCGACATTGAGTTCATCTTGTCGGTCTGGTTCGAGGCGTCGAGCATCTTTTTCTTTCGGTTGGCAACATCGTCCTGGACCTGCTGGCTCAGGGCGTCACCTAGCCCAAGCTCTGACGCAGCCGGTGTCAGGGCGAGGTTCTTGCCCGAGACCCCGCTGGGAATACCGGACGCGCCAGTAAGCATTTGCTGAGAGAGAAGGCTGGTGCCAGCCATGAAGGCACTCCTATGATCTTCGCATATTACGTGCTGAAATAGTCGAAGTCAAGGTCCCGAGCCATGTTCTGGTCTGGTCCACTTCGGTTCGTTCGCCGGCCGCCCAGGTTCACCATGCGCGCGAACCGCCGCATCATCATGGCCTGCCGGGTGGCCGAGAGAAGGTCGTCATTGACCTTGACGATCTCCCCGTCCTTGCGGTGGTACTGGCGATATTCCTCGAACCAATTGGACAGGTGCGCCGCAACCTTTAGCCGGCCAGTCGTCATCCGCTGCTGCATCTCCAGCACCCCGGCTTCGGTCGAGTAGCCACCCGTTGGAAAGGTCGAGTGCTCCGGCAGCATGACGAGCTTCTGCGCCTTATACAGGTCCTTAAGCGGCTCTCCGCTTCCTTTCTCGCGCGCCGTGCCATCATGTGGCCATGCGACCGGCACTGCCGCGCCTATCGGCTGCATCATACTGGCATGGTCGATGGGGCGACCGCCTTCAAACTTGATCGCATGGTGGACGTGAAGGACATCATTGTCCCGGTCCCACAAGACGAGCACGGCGGCGAATGGGTGGCCGATCCCGAAGTCGATGCCCCAGAGCTTGGGCCAGTGGTCCGGGATATACGTGAGCGGCGGCTCCATTATCATCTCGTCGCTGTAAGCGAAAATACGGCCGGACCCCAGGATGGGCACGCCGTTCGCCCGCGCGTCCCGTTCATGGATCGGATAACCGGCTATGATCGACTTCCGTTCCTCGTCCGTGTAGTGTAGGGCGTCATAGATCGTCATGGTGACGACATCACGGTCTGGTGAGCGTTCTTCCAGGAACCGGCGCACCACGTCAGTCAGGCCCTTCAGGGGGGTGAAGGTCGTGTACACCATTCCCTTGGTCGCGTTCGTCCGCGTCAGGCACTCCGAATAGATGTCCGGCGGGCACTCTTCATCGAGCCAGATCACGTCCACCGGCTCGCCCTGGAACTTGGTACGGCCCTGCTCATAAGATTTGAGGGTGATCGTGGACACGCCGCCGGTGATGTGCTTCACTTGGACTGTGTCGAATGCATCGGTCACGCCCCGGCTCAGGCTGTAGTCCACGATCAGATGTTTGGGCACGTACCCGGTTCCAAGGTCGTCGAGAACGCCGGGGGTGCCGAAGAGTTTCTTCTGAATGATGTCGCGGGAGGCCAGGGCGCTTTCGCCCGCAGCCCACATCCGAATGGGGTGGTCGAAGCGCCGGCCGTTCCAATCCTCTGGGTAGACGCCCGTCAGGTGGCAGGACGCCTCGAAAGCCCCGGCCTCGGTCTTACCAAGCTGGTTGCCGGCGATCAGCAGGCGTTCCCGCTTCGTCGCGCCCATGGTGAAGAACTGCGCCTGCTTCGGGTAGGCCGCGAAGAAGTCGGATTTGTGGAAGCGATGGAAGTCGTCCGCTTCGGCCAGGAGTTTCTCGACCTCTAGGAGATCACTTCGCGACAGTGACACCCGACTTCTCCAGAAGCTTTTGAGCCGTGCGGTAGGCGCGGGTGGTGCGGATGCGATCAATGTCCGCCACTGGGTCGAGACCCAGGCTCATCATGGTGCGCTCCAGCACATCGCCGGCTCGGTAGAGACTGTTGATGAGCGGATCGAACTCACCCGGCTCCAGGTGGGGTGGGAATTGCACCCGGCCGTCGGTGAGCATCTCGGCCCGGTTCCAACAGTCCCGAACCATCTTCAGTGTCTTGGGCATTAGAATATGTCCTCCAGGCCGGCGTCGCTCTCGACGGGTGTGAATACAGCGTCAGTCGGCTCCGGGCCGCCCAGGAGCATCTTCGGGTCGATCCCGCGCTTCCGCGCCAGAGCTTCGATCCGTTCGATGATCTCCTTGGTGCTGCGGAAGTCTCGGACCTCGACTTCATGCTTGGTCGTGACCGCCATCCCATTCCGGTCGATCAGGGCCAGGGCTGCTTGCAGCCTGATCTTCTCCGACGTGCTCTCGTTCGCCAGATGTAGCAGGGTCTCGACCCCGATGAACGCGCCAGTCTTCAGCCGTTTCCTGGCTTCCTCCTGGATCGCGTCGGCGATCTTCGGGCTCCGCATTTTCTGGGAGCCAATGGTGTTCAGCTTCCGTCGGCGGCTCTGCTCGTCCGTGTCGTTGGCGCAATAGCCCGCCGCCCCGGCCGCGTTGGTACTGTTACCGCCGCACTCGACGATGGCGTAGACGAACGCCCGCTCCATCACTGTGATGGCTTTCATGGCGGGTCCGAGTTCGCTTTCGTCGGGTACGGAGAGGATTATGTCGTGGGCCATTTGCGAAACATACTCGTCTTGCCCCCGTGTGTCAAGGGTCCGGCTCCTGTACACGGACGCGCTTGGCTTCTGTACTCGGGGGAGCTTCACCGTAGACCCCAGATTTTGAAGTCGGCGCGTGACAGAGCTTCACTGTAGACCCCAGATTTTGAAGTCGGCGCGTGACAGAGAGCGCAGCAGCCTAACATCAGCGCGAGCGCGCGCGGGGGGTGCCGGCCACCCACCCCGGTCTTTTCGATATATCTAAGATGGTCTTGCCTGCGATATATCTAAGACTATCGAACCACCCCTGATAATGCGTGTACACGTATCAACCATCTGAGATCACAGATGTGTGCATGATACACGGATATGAGCCATCTGAGATCACAGATGTGTGCATGATACACGGATATGAGCCATCTGAGATCACAGATGTGTGCATGATACACGGATATGAGCGTTGAGTGAGGTGCGTTGCCCTAGATCGGGGAGGATCGGCGGGGGCATCAGGACGGCGGCTCACAATGCCTCTGCGGACATTGATTGCGTGTACACGCCTTCACGGCTTCGTGACTGATAATGCCTCGCAACAGGTCGATTTATCGATAAACGATATTGTCCCTGGTACCGCCATATGACCTAGATGGGATTGAGCCCGCTCTTGGCCCCGATGGGGTGCGCATGGCTCTTGAGCCGAGCGCTTGACTGCGATCCGGCCTTTCGAGGGGCGAGCGTGCATGTCATGCCTGCCACCGTGCCACCGTCGGATGACGAAGGCCCTAGCGTGTACACGCTTTCGTGCCATCGCCCCTCTTACTCACACATAGAGGAATGACAGATGACACAGAGCGAAGGCGAGCAATCGCCGTCGATCAAGCGTCAACTATGGCTTGAAGCAGCGGAGCGCGAATGCGTGAGGCTGCTAGCCGCTATAGGCGTCATTGTCCCTGTCCAGTCGGTGCGGATAAGCATCGGGTGGCCGGGCAAGGGCGGTTATCGCGGCAAAGCCATAGGTGAATGCTGGCATGCGGAAGCATCTTCGGATGCACATCGCGAAGTGTTCATCTCACCTAAGCTAGCCGACAGTGTAACGATCATGGGTACGCTCATACACGAGCTTATCCATGCTTCGTTGCCGCCTACCGCCAAGCATGGCCCATTGTTCAAAGCTCCGGCTTTGGCCGTGGGACTTGAAGGCAAGATGACGGCAACCGTTGTTGGCGATCAACTGCGAGACACGTTCAAACAATGGATCGCTGACAACGGTGAATATCCTTCGGGCGGGCTATCGCCCGGCGCGGGCATGAAGAAACAGACTACTCGCTATCTCAAATGCTCTTGCGAGACGTGCGGTTATACCGCCCGTATCGTGGCCAAATGGATAGCGGTCGCTCTGCCACAATGCCCGGACCCGGAGTGCGCCGATTATCACGCCGACATGGCGCTAGAAGGTGCGGAGGAAGCCTCTTCGCCCATTCCCGCACCTGTACCGCCTCCGGAGCCTCCAAAGGCTCCTGAACCATCTCCCAAGCCGCCGAAGCAGGCAAAGGCCGCCAAGCCCAAGCCAGTCAAGGCGACGAAGGCGAGCGCTCCGCCGGCTGCAAAGCCTAAAGAGCGTGTACACGCACCGTCTGATCCCAAGCCACCGCAAGGCAAGCAACGGATCAAATGGCGCGGCGGCTATATCGATGAACTACCAGCTTAGGAAAGGTGAACATGACGCTTCAGCAAATACTGAAGCGGAGAGAGCGGCTAAACGTGGCCGCTCGCATCCGCAATCAACTGTCCTACCACAGGCCAGTGATGCACTATGCTGACCCGGCGCAAAAGCTCGCGCCGGCTCAACAGGTGTCAAAGTGATATGGGATGCGGCTTCGGCCGCCTCCCTACTTTGCCGCCTAACACTGGGCATTTTCTTTGTCTTGAGTGGCCTTCACAAGCTATTCTGGGCGGAGAGACGCGGCCAGTTAGCAGCGACGTTCGTTGTTGACGTGGGGCCGCATTACTGGCCGCTCATGTGGATTATCCCACTGGGAGAGTTCACGGGCGGTCTAGGCGTGGGGGTCGGACTGTTGACCCCTTTAGCTTGCGTCGGATTGGCGGCTATCTGTTTGGGAGCTTGCCTCCTAGACGGTATACGCCGCATCCCGGCTTCCAAGCCATTAGATTGGTCTGACTACGTCGATGACGTGATGTACCTCCCAGAGGTGCTTTATATCGTTATGTTGCTGGCCGTCCTAATCCTCGGACCTGGGATGTATAGTCTAGACTACCTTATCAGCCGATAACCCCAATTCGCGACCTTGGTTCACGTGTCTATCGCGTGAGCCTTGGCCGCCAATTGGGCGGAGATCAAGGAGACTACACTATGACCCTTCGTAACCACACGGTCGCGACCGCGCCGAAGACCATTCAAAACATGGCCATTGTCGCTGTCATGCTGGCCGCCGGCTACACGCCCGAGACCATCTCCACCGCATTCGCGGAATGGGAGGACGACGGGCGCGAAGCTCTGCCGGACGGGCTCTTTCCCGTTTCCGTTTCCATCGGCGGCTTGCCGCCGGTCGTTTTCGGCGCGGATGGGGCCACCGTCGGCGGCACGCCTCAGAGCACTCTCGCCGATCATGACCCGGAAACGGGCGACGTGCTCGGCGAGACTGTCTGGGGCGGCGACGACGATCACTCCGACGGCCGCTATGCGGCTGGCGGAGAGAGCGACGAAGACCTGATTGACGAACTGCTCGCCAGCGGTCGAGAGACCGACGACGGCGAGCGTTTCGACGACCCCGGCATGGGCGACTAGCGCCCACTGTCGGGGGAAATCGGAAGCGGGTGTTGATCCTCGCGGTTTTGGCCGCCATCGCGGCCTTGCTGCGCGGATCGGCTAGGTTGCCGCCCTTCTAAAGGGTGGCGATTGGCCCGGAGCGTGTACACGGCTTTATCATACGCTCCGGGCCGCCCGTTCATCACGGGGGTTAAAGGCCAATGCACTTCCAGAACTATCACGTACAGATCGGGTTCGACGTATCGGCTATCAGTAGACGCCGCGCCGCCGAACTGATCTTCGACCAGCTTTACAAGTCGGGTCATCTAAACACTGAGTTCGCCGTCGCTGACATCAACCCAGATGGAAGCCGGGGCGACCCGGAGACCATCGATTTGTTCGAGGACTAGCCTATGCATGATCTTGACACCCTCCGCGCTCTCAACGCGGAGGCCG